TAAAATTTATGCGGCGCACACAAGAAATTGTTGCTCGAAGACATAAAAACAGAATCAAAAGCGCAATGCGTAAAGCGGCGAAAGAAGTGGGTTTAGCATGAGTAACAGTTTCGCCCTAGAGCTACAAAAAGGTGTGCTAGCAACTTTAGCGGCTAACAGTGCGACAACGGCAATTGTTTCGACGCGTATTTACGATGAGCCTCCGACACCGGCGGTTTATCCATTTATAAGATTTGGGAATATAACGCCACAATCGGACGACACCGACGGCGATATATCAGCGGAAGTAAGTATGAACGTTGAGGCGTTTTCGCAGACTACCGGACGTGTCGAGTGCGCGCAGATAGCGGAAGCTGTTCGGCTAGCACTACACAGACAGGAGAGCGCGGTTTCTTTAACCGGTTTTAACCTAATCGAACTGCGCTGCGATAGTTACAGCGTTAATAAAATCGCCGACGACAGAGGCCATAAAGCGTCGGTACTATTCACAGCTATGATGCAACAAACCTAACGAAAGGAAACGGAAATGGCAAAACAACTCGGAAGGTCCATGCTCTTGAAAATTGGCGACGGTGCAGGGTCAGAAACGTTCACTGTCCTCGCCGGTGTAAACAGCAAGACGCTTACTCCAGGTGGTGCATTATTCGCGGCAAGTCTGAACGGTCTAAAATCAATGTCCCTCAGTGCAGATGGAGTGTTTTTAGACGAGACCGCAGAAGCGAGACTGAATACCGTCGCGATGGCTTCAGATAGCTCTGCAAATTTTCAGCTAATCGTCCCGGATTTTGGGGTATACGCGGGTGCTTTTAGAGTTACAAGTTTAGAGTTTGGAGGCGAAACCGAGGGTGGCGTTACTTTTAGCTCTGCTATGGAATCTAACGGCGCTGTTACCTTTACGGCTTCATAATGGCTATAACTGCTGTTGCTCCGCGTGGGGGCATGACCGAAACGATTGGTGATGCCTCTTACGTGCTAATATTACGTAACCGCGAAATCGAAAGATTCGAAGATACGCATCGCGGTATATTCGACGTATGGGACGGCTTTTTCGGTCGTACTACAAAACCGTCTAGCAAAGAGGTTAAAGACCTTGTTGCTTTAGGTTTAGTGGGTGGCGGCAAAAAAGATGAAGAAGCAGACCGGATAGTGGAAAACGCCGGTCCGTCGGAGTTATTAAAGTTTTATTCAATAGCACAGGCGGTCCTTGGAGTGGCCTTTATGCCAGAAGCATTTGAAGCCACAGAAACTAAAAAAAAAGCAAAGAGCCCACGCCCAAAAAGCTTGAAGTCCGTCAGCTAATAAAAAACGGAATAGTCGCGGGTTTAAAACCAGAAGAGATACGCAATCAAATTCCTCGTGACACGTTTACAGTGTTTGAGGGTTGGCAAGAAGCGCACACTCCTAAGAAGGCCGGCAGAAATGCGCCGAGCCTAGAGGAAGCGCAAGAGCTAGCGGCAAGGTACGGATAAAAATGGCAGTCAGCGCACAAGAGTTAAACGTTATATTGTCTGCGAGGGATAAAGAGTTTACCCGCGCGATGGATAGAGCTTCAAAACGTGTGAGCGATTTGGGAAAAAAAGCACTAAAGACCTTAACAAAACTACAAAAGCTATGAACGGCCTCACCGAAGTTTTTAACAAGTTCGGTGGCGTTTTATCGGCGGGTGTATTAACAGCCGGTCTTACGCGGTCCATAGATAACGCTACACGTTTAGCTAAAGAGCTAACTAACCTATCAACTTTAGCCGGTGTAGGTGTGGAGGACTTTCAACGTTTTGCATTTGCGGCAAAAACGGTGGGCGTCGAACAGGATAAAGTAGCCGATATTTTGAAGGATGTTAACGATAAATTCGGGGACTTTCTCGCCGTAGGAGGTGGACCGTTACAAGATTTTTTCGAGCAGATTGCACCCAAGGTCGGTATCACAGCCGATGCGTTTCGCGGTCTAAGTTCCGATGAGGCTCTTGGGTTGTATGTAAAGACCTTAGAGAAAGCCGGAGTTAATCAGCAGCAACTTACGTTCTTTATGGAAGCACTTGCAAATGATGCAACCGTTTTAACACCTTTACTAGAAAATAACGGTAAGGCGATGGATGAGCTTGCGTTAAAAGCGGATAATTTAGGTTTAGTTTTAAGCGCTGACTTAGTTTCTGACGCGGCTGATCTGCGGCTAGAGTTTGAAGAGATTATGACTAAAATGACTACTGCGGCAGACAAGTTTTTTATGACTGTAGCTTTAGGGTTTGCCGAAATATTCCAAGTTGAAACTGATAAAAGTAAACTAGCTGATCTGACTAAAGACATGGATAAGTCTATGAATAAGTTAGCTAGCATGAATAGCAGTTTACGAAGGTTAGAAGAGAGCCTTGACGTCGTAGAACGTATGGGGTCGGAAGTTATGATTATGCGGCGACAGCAGCAAATCAAAATTTTAAAGGACACTATGAAAGTAGAACTTGAGCGTTTTGAAAGATTAAGAAAACAAATAAATATACTTAAAGATATAATTAATCCACCTACAAACCCACTAGTAATAGAAATGCCGATTGGTGAAGATAATAAAGACGGTGTCAAGAAATTAAGTGGTGCTGTGGTTAAGTTAGGCGGCGATTTAAAAGACGTACATACTATAGCAGACACCCTAGAGGGTGCGTTTGAAGATACATTTATGGCTGCCCTAGAGGGCGCGAGTTCTTTTAAGGACGTATTAAGATCCTCGGCACAGACTATTATCCGTGAGTTATACCGCGTTTTAGTGGTGCAGCGCCTCGTGAACGCCGCGATGGGTTTCGTCGGAGTTACAAGCGGTGGCGGCCCTCCCGTCGCCGGTACAAATAATGCTGCCGGTGGTGCAATTTATGCCGGTCAACCTACGGTCGTGGGTGAGCATGGCAGAGAAGTATTTGTACCTTCAACTGCCGGACGAATATTATCCGTTCCACAGTCGAAAGCGGCGCTCGGTGGTGGAGACGGTGTTACCGTAAATCAGACCATAAATATAACTACTGGCGTACAACAAACCGTTAGAAATGAAATAAAAACATTGCTTCCCCAAATAGCGGAAACGGCAAAAGCGGCTGTAGCGGATAGCAAAAGACGCGGTGGTTCTTATGGAAGGGCGTTTAGCTGATGGCGATAACCTACCCTCTTAGCTTGCCTAACCAGACAACAATTAGGTCTGTTGAGTTTAGGGCGGTCAACGCGGTTGCTTACAGTCAGTCTCCGTTTACGTTTGCGGGACAGACGCACACGTATTCAGGTCAACAATGGCAAATAGACATTACTCTTAAACCTATGCGACGCGATGATGCAGAGACTTGGGTCGCCTGGTTACTTTCTTTGCGCGGTCGGCATGGTACGTTTTTGCTGAGCGATCCGATAAGTAACTCTATTCGAGGCTCAGCTACTGCGGTTTCTATTTCGGGTAGTGCCGGTGATGAAACGGTTGCAGCGACTGCGACTAACGGTCAAACCTTAAAAGCCGGTGATTTTTTTAGTTTAGGTACAGGCTCAGATAGCACATTGCATAAAGTATTGGTGGATTTTACTGGTACGGGATCAGCAGCCGATCTGGAAATATGGCCGGCTTTAAGAAAAACGCGCTCTGGGGTGAGTGCAGATCTTACAAGCGCGCAAGGTTTATTTAGATTAGTTAGTAACGAGACTGCTTACAGTGTAAATCAGTTAGCCGTGTATGGAATTTCTTTTGGAGCTGCGGAGGTCGTATGAGTCGCGTCGTTCCTTCTGCCCTACTCACTGCGCTTAGTAATAACGAGATAGAGCCGTTTTATGCGGTAGATTTAAATTTTGATACTTCACCTTTATATCTCTGGACCGGTTACGGCGACAAGACTATTGGCGGTACAACCTACACAGGGACAGGTAATTTACTCAATATAGAGGGACTAGAAGAGGCGTCTGATTTGAGTGCGCGCGGCACTAAACTTTCTCTGACTGGTTTGGATAGCGGCATACTCACTTATGCTTTGACAGAACATTATCAGGGTCGATTAGTAAAAATACACTGGGGTGTCAAAGGAGTTTCCGACACTGTTGAGGTCTTTTCAGGTTATATGGATACTATGACCATTACGGACGAGGCTGATAGTTCTACTATAGAGCTTACTGTTGAGAGTAGACTTATAACCTTAGAACGACCGGCTAACCGAAGATACACAAGCGAAAGCCACAAGTCAGTACGCGTCAGTAAAAACTTATCTGGAACTGATACATTTTTTGATTGGGTCGCACCGCTACAAGACAAATCAATTGCTTGGGGTCGTGAGACTGTAGATGGCGATGATACCGCCTAATTTTGAAGCGCTTAACTTGTTTATTAAGGCGCAGCGAAATTTAGGTTTTCAATGGCATACAAATGACTGCTTTATTTTTACGAATGGTGCTTATCGAGTGATGTACGGCGTTGGGTACGCAGACGACTGGGTTGGTAAGTATACAAGTAATGGTCTGTATTTAAAGCGCGACGAATTAAGAAAAGTTTTTAAGTTTAGAACTATAGAGGAAGCTTTAGACGCTAAATTAAAAAGAATAAATTATGTGCCGCCAAGAGGAGCGCTTGTAACTACAAAAGCAACCAGGAGGTGGGTGCTCGGTGAAGCTCTAGGAATATGTGTTGGTAGCAGCGCGGTTTTTTTAGGTTCAAAAGGTTTAATAAGTTTGCCAGTAGAGCAAATCAGTAATTCGTGGGTGTTAGCTTGAAAAAATATTCTTTGGGTGATTATACGATTGCTAGCTACACTGCTTGGGAACGTGCTCCGAGAGATCCGTTTATACTGTTCGGCGGCAATATATTAGCCAGTGCAACCGCCAGTCAGATATTTATTACTAAGGCGATAACATATTTAGCCGTGAGTGCGGTCACATCTTGGGCGTTAAAAGCGTTAATGCCAAAGCCCGATTTTGGCGCGATGGGTAGCTCAACTGGTCTTTTGTCAAATGCGCGCACAGGTACTGGCCCTCAAGAGATTGTATATGGTGAAATACGGAAAGGCGGTGTCGTAACGTTTGTCGAATCCACAGGCGCTACAAATAAATATCTGCACCAAATAATTTGTTTAGCCGGACATGAGGTTAACCAAATCGGTGACGTATATATTAACGACGAAGTAGAGGCTATCGGCACAGACCATTATGTCTCGTCGGCAAAATGGAAAGATGGTAGTGGTAATTCTAAAGTCTATATCCGCAAATTTTTGGGTGCAGATAATCAGAACGTATA